AGATGATGGAGGTAGGTTTAGTGCTGGTGAAGCAAGTGTAATTATAGATGTACCTGATACTCTTGCACCTTTTGTTGCTTTAACAAGAAGAGAAGATTTAGACAATCCAAAATTTCAAGGTGTCAAAACTAATGTAGCTTTTGATGATACCACTAATTCTTTAAACTTAACTGGTACAGGTCAATTTGATGATATTGGTGTCAGTATTGGAGCGAGCATTGATGATCCTATTATTGCTTCCATTGATGATATTGGAGGCATTTCACCTTTAGGTACTTATGAATTTGGCGGTGCTCCTGGTACAGCTTTCTTAGACTTGGGAAGTGTATTCAGTCTTGATTTAAAACGTCATTTCTTAACAGAAGCCTTTTTCCCTTCTGACTTATTTGACTCAAGAAAATTAGGATTTCCTACCACTGGTACTTTTGATGGAGATGTTGCTACACAGGTAAACGCTGAAATGCAAGTTGCTGTTACTAAAGATGATCCTACTTCTGGAGCACCTACATATAAACCGTTTCAAACCTTTGCTAATGGAGCATACGAAGGTAGAGGGTTTAAATTTAAAGTTAATTTGACCAGTAATGATCCTGATCAAGACATAAGAGTATTTCAGTTGGGTTATACGGCATCGTTCCAAAGGAGAACTGAACAAAGTATAGGAACTATCTCTTCTGGACCAGGAGCAAAAGTTGTTCCATTTCAGCATAAGTTTTTTACGGGCACGGCAGCCATAGGAGGAGTGAATAGCAATCCACCTTCTGTTGCTGTTCAACCGATAGGAAGTTTTGCATCAGGTGACTACTTTGAAATTACCAATGTTAATGATACAAATTTTACTGTTCATTTTAAAAACTCATCAAATGCTTCGATTGACAGAGATTTTACCTATCAAGCTGTCGGATTTGGTAAGGGGTGATAAAATAAAATAAAATATTGTAAAAATGGCAAGAGTTAACAGTACAAATAAAGAACCAAATAATAATTTTAATGTAGCCAATGGAACGGGTGCTAATGTTCGTGCAGGAATAAATGATATTTTTACAGCATTAAGAACAATAAATTCAGCAAGTGGAGATCCATCGGGAGCAGGAAATGTAGTTCAGTTTCAACCACATATAGATTCATCAACTAATGAACTGAAAATTTGTACTTCTGTTAACTCTGGTGGAACAGGTCAATTTAAGGTTATCGGAAATGTTACTCAAGATTTTTTAGGCTTAGTTAATGCAGCAACACCTACGATGACAGGTAATGTTTTAATGTCATCTACAGGGTTTTTAAGAGTACCTCTTGGAACAGATGCCGAACAACCTGGGCAAGCTAATCAACCACCAGCAGCTATAGGACAGTTAAGATACAACTCAACACAAAATAGATTTGAAGGATATAAGAATACAGGTTGGGGAGAGATTGGTGGAGGTGCTGGAGCTACTGGAGGAGGATCAGATCAGGTATTTTTGGAAACAGGTCAAAATGTTACAGAAGACTATGAATTAGGTGCTGGAAAAAATGCGATTACAGTATCACCTACAATAGCTACTGGTAAAGAAATAATCGTGCCAAACAACGCAACCCTTGTTATCTTATAGTTATGCCAATAGAAATCAACGGATCAGGAACAATAACAGGAATTACAGCAGGGGGTTTGCCTAACGGGTGTATTACTGCTGATGATTTGGCTAGTGGTGTTGCTTTTAATCCATCCTCACTTGTAGTTTTAGAACAGTTTTATACTCCTTGTGATGGTTCAACTTTTGCAACTGCAAAAGGTAATATTACTGTTGAAAATGTTTCTGCAATACAGGATATGACAACAACCTTTGCTGATATAACTGGTTCAACATTAACTTATCAACCTCCAGACGGAACTACACAAGTTATATACGAATTTGGTTGTAATATATCTAGTGACGGTAATGTAAATCATGCTATATTTAGCACACAAATAGTTTTGAACGGAAATACCATTTTATATTCTGGTAAAACTGATAGATTAGGAGCATCATTTGCTGATAGTTATACAACAATTAAATTTGGAATTAATATTGGAGGTTCTACAAGTACTGATACAGGTAGATTGGCTAGTTGGAACTCAGGTATAGTTATTAAAGTACAAGGTGCTGAATACTCTGGTAACGGATCTCAAGCACACAGTTTATTGAATTTTGGTAACAGTTCACCACAACGATTCAATATGCCACAAATAGGAATTACAGCTATAGGAACACCTTAACTATGAGCAAAATTTCACTCAAACACTCAGGCGGTAATGTTGTTTCACTCAACTCACCAACCAACGCTCCAGGAGCAGCAGACGTAGCATTTAAGCTACCAAATGCTGATGGATCGGATGGTCAGGCTTTAGTTACAGATGGTGCTGGAAATTTAAGTTTTGCTAATGCTGGAAGTGGTACAGCAAGGAATTTGATAATTAACGGAGGGATGACAATATCCCAAAGATATGGAACAACTGTACAAACTGGAAAAACAAGCGGAGGTTATTTTATAGATAGATTTATAGTAGTAACTTCAGGTTCTATTGGTACATGGTCATTTTCACAAAGCACAGATGCACCTGATGGTTTTGCCAATAGTTTTAAAATAGATTGCACTACACAAAATTCATCCTTAGATTCTGGAGATGTAATACAACTTAGGCAAGCAATAGAGGGTTTTAATGTTCAAGATTTTGCAAAAGGAACATCATCTGCAAAAAAATTTGCACTTTCTTTTTATGTAAAAACAACAAAACTAGGAACTTATATTGTTGAACTACAAGATGTCGATAATGATAGAACTGTAAGTGCTACATACACAGTATCGAACACTAATTGGAATAAATATACAGTTATATTTCCAGCAGATACCACAGGAGCTTTTGATAATAATAATGAAGCTAGTTTAAGAGTACATCATTGGCTTACTGCTGGCAGTGATTATTCTACTGGTACTTTAAGTACTACATGGGCAGCAAAAACAAATGCAAATAGAGTAGTGGGAGGAGTTAATTTAGGAGATGATACTGCAAATGAATGGTTAATTACAGGAGTTCAATTAGAAGTAGGCAGCGTGGCAACAGATTTTGAACATAGGTCATTTGGTCAGGAACTTGCTTTATGTCATAGATATTGCAATGCTTTAATGTCTTATGGTAGTGGTGATATTAATGGTAATACTTTATATAACGCTGATTATGCTGGTGGAAACGGAATGGTTAGAATGAGTATTCCTAGAATGAGACTTATTCCTACTCTTACGTATAGTATATACGGTGGATCAATTACATACAATTTTAGTAGTTTTGATTTGCTGCAATTATTTGATAGTGGTGATAGTAACTTCTATATTTATGATGTATTATGCGAGGCTGAATTATGACTGATTTTACAAATTCTAAGTTTCTTTACACTAAAGATAATAAAACTAAAACACACATAGAAACTGATTTAGGTAACAATAGATTTATTATGTTCCCTATTGATCCTAAAAATGCAACTTATCAAGAGTATCTTGCTTGGTTAGCAGAGGGAAACACAGTAAAAGAGGCTGATTAACCATGAGTACACTAAAAGTTGCCAACATAAAGCATGAGACAAGCGGGATCAATACCCTTGTTTTTGATAACGGTGGAGGGTCTGGTGGTAACGGTAGAGTTACTACAAAAGGAACTATTGGAGAAGTTTCTGCTTTAGGTGATAAGACAGGTGATATTACTTTGGATTTTCAGACAGCAAATAATTTTTCAATGACCTTAACAGGTACTAGTGTTTTAAAAAATCCTACAACTTTAGTAGCTGGTCAAAGCGGTGTTTTATTCATAACTCAGGATAGTGGAGGAGGAAAAGCATTATCTTTTGAATCTTATTGGGATTTTAGTGACGGTACAGCACCTACATTATCTACAGGAGCAAATGCAGTTGATATGATTGCATGGATTGCTCGATCATCTACTAAAATTTCTGCACAGTTTGTTGGAAACTTTAGCTGATGAGCAGTATAGGAAGTCCATCACCTTTCTTTTTAGCAGGAAAGAAAGCGTACCAGGTAGAACGTAGTTTAAGGTTTAATGATGATGATAGTGCTTATTTGAATAGAACACCAAGTACTTCTCCTACCAATGATAAAAAAGGAACTTTATCTTTTTGGGTAAAGAGGAGTGATTTAGAAAAAAATCAACATTTCTATAATGTTTATACAGATGGTAGTAATAGAGGATTTTTATATTTTAGGTCTGATAGTGAAACAATACAGTTTACTCAACAAGTCGGTGGTAGTTTTGAATTTAGATTAAGAACTAATCGTCAATTGCGTGACGTTTCAGCTTGGTATCATGTTGTCATAGCGATTGACACAACCGAAGGTACTGCTTCTAATAGAATAAAATTGTATTTAAATGGTATTCAAGAAACTTCTTTTCATACATCAGATTATCCTTCGCAAAATATAGATGTTACTTTTTTTAATTTAGCAAATGTAAAAATTGGGACGGCACATGACAATCAAGCAAATGAGTATTTTGGCGGTTATGTAGCTGAGTTTAATTATATAGACGGAACACCATTAACACCAGCATCTTTTGGAGAAACAAATGCAGTAACAGGTCAATGGAATCCTAAGAAGTATGTAGGAAGTTATGGAACAAATGGATTTTATTTGAATTTTTCTGATAATTCTGGAACGACTGCAACAACACTTGGCAAGGATTTAAGCGGTAATTCCAACAATTTTACACCTAATAATTTTGCAGTATCAGATTCAATGCCTGATACTCCAACAAATAATTTTGCCGTAATGAATCCTCTTACTAATTATTCTGGCTTATCTGAAGGTAATTTAAGATTTAATAATTACAATGATTCTGGTGGAAATAGATCAACACAAGCTACTATTGCAATTCCTAAATCAGGTAAATGGTATTTGGAAGCACGTTATCAAGAGGATTATCTTCATTCAATATATATGGCATTAAGTCAAATACAAATGAATACTGGGTATCTTACAAACCCAAGTGTTTATTATGATAGTGCTTATGGAACTATAGCTGCAACAGGCGAGAGTAATGTATCGGGAGGAGTTTGGTATAATATCGGGTCTGGAAATTCTGTTATACTTTCTATGGCTATTGATGTTGATAATAATTCTGTAAAATTTTATAAAGATAACACTTTACAAGGGACTATAGCTTTACCGACACTTACATCTTCACAAGAATATTTCTTTACTTGGGCTAATAGTAGTGGAGGTAGCTCTAGTAGTCTTAATAATACTTTTAATTTTGGTGCTGACAGTACTTTTCAAGGACAAGAAACATCAGGTGGAAATACAGATGCAAATGGAATAGGAGATTTTAAATATGCTCCGCCAACAGGACATTTAGCATTATGTTCAGCAAACTTACCAGACCCAACAATAAAGCTACCTAATAAACATTTTGATACTGTGCTTTATACAGGTAATGGTTCTGGTCAAACATTATCAGGATTAAATTTTTCTCCTGATTGGTTATGGATTAAATCAAGAAGTTCAACTGAACCACATGAATTAAATGACCAAGTAAGAGGAACTTTAAAAAGTTTATCTTCAAATTCAACTGATGCTGAAAACACCGCATCAGGTAGGGTTGAAGCTTTTACTTCTGATGGTTTTACTTTGGGTAATTCTGGAAACGTCAATAGTAATAGTGAAAGTTTTGTTGCATGGAACTGGAATGCTGGTGACACAGATGGTAAAACTTACACGGTAACAGTTGTTTCTGATTCTGGTAATAAGTATAGATTTGATGGTTATGGAACGTCTGCTGTAACTCTTGATCTTGCTGAAGGTGGTACTTATATCTTTGATCAGTCTGATAGCTCTAACTCTGG